CAGCGCTGATTGTAGAGACCTTGCCACAAAAGAAAAAATTGTAGCAAGGTATTCTGTTGCAAAAAGACAAAAAAGAAAAAATAAAATAAGAAAATGTTCGGGTGGGTGTGGAATAACTTTGTCTATCTACAATGACGATAGTTTATGTAATACTTGCAGAGTTAATAATAACGATGTTTTTAAAGTTTTAAAAAAAATAAAAAGGATTGTTCGTGATAGCAAAGATACTTAACAGTAGCACCGCAGTGCCTGAAAATATTTGTGCTATTGATGCTAGCACTAACAATATTGCGTTTGCAGTTTTTAATAAAAAAGAAATACAATATGTTGGCAAATTAAATTTTAGTGGCAGCACAATATATAAAAAAATAGGAGACGCTTATGCAAAAACAAAAGCACTATTTGATTTATACAAAATTGATGCAGTAGTAATTGAACATACAGTATTTATGAATAGCCCCAAAACAGTGTCAGATTTAGCATTAGTGCAAGGTGGAGTTCTTGCTGCAATGTGGTCCTGTGGAGTAAAAGATATGGGATCCGTCTCTCCTATTACTTGGCAAAACTATATTGGGAATAAAAGATTTAGCAAAGAAGAAAAAATATCAATGAGAGCAGCAATGCCCAATAAATCAGAATCTTGGTATAAAACTCAAGAAAGAGAAGTTAGAAAAGAAAAAACAATTAGGTTTATTAATATGCAGTATGATAAAAAAATAACAGACAATGACGTTGCCGATGCTTGCGGAATAGGGCATTGGGCTATTAATAATTGGAATAAAGCGATGGGAAATTATGAATAGAGATAGTTTTGTTTTTAAAGAAGAAGATAATGAAGTTTCTTTAATTGTAAAAACATTATCTCCAGAAAAATGGTTATTGATAGATCGTGAGACTGGACAAACCTATCAGGGAAATCCTGGCGGGTATTGGGATAAACTTACTACTATAAAAAGGAACAACAAATAATGCCAGAGTTAAATGCAAATGTCCCACCCATAGAATGCTATGTTCGTGGAAACTATTTAAGAAATCAGTTAGATAGTCATGACAAATATTTTCCATGTGTTATATTTGGTGTTGCTAGTATAAAAAGTAGAAGTCCTTTATTTCACATAATGATGGAAGATGGTGGGCTATGGTGGAGATTGCCAATTAGTGCATTTTGTACAAAACCTGGAGTTCCTGAAGCAGACTTACATAATTTAGTTTTATGGAATGCCTTTAGCCATCACATATCTGTGACTAAATTTGAAAACCTTACAAATCTTAGAATGTCATATATTGACAGAACAAAAACTATAAACAAAGGAACATATTTGTTTACGCTTGACTGGCACAATCCAGATTCTAATGTTTTAGATGATGGTTATTCAGAAAATCCAGCAGAACATAAATGTGGCCATGTTATACAAAGAGATGACGGTAACTTTGCTATACAGCCAAACAATAGAGTTCGTATTTATGAACCTTCTTTTACTTTAAAAAAGGACTATGTTATTGATAGAATAATTAGTGAGTATAAGTGGGATGTAGAAAATCAAGATAAATGGACCTTGGAAGATTCTAATAGGTTTAACTATGACATTTCTGAAGCAGAAGTTGACAAATAATCTGATGCCTGCTAAACTATATACTAGTGAGACTTGGCTCCGTAAACGATATGTTATGGACAAAAAGTCTCCACAAGAAATTGCAAAAGAGTGCGGGGCTAGCGTAGAGACCATTTATGTATATCTTGCCAAGTTTGGATTAAGGAGATCTAAAAGATGAAACCAGTTCCAGTCTATCAAGATGTTGACCATTTTGTTTATAATGACTTATACCTGCATTCATTATCCGCTCCATCTGGAAATGATATTTTAATGAACTGCATGGGAATAGCCCAAATGTTAATTGAAAAAAATATATCTTATGGAAATTCTGCTTTAGACCCAGTAAGAATTTTTAGTAAGGCCAACTCAATAGAACAACTTCACGTAAGAATAGATGACAAGTTAAGTCGCTTGATGAAAGGTACGGAGATGGTTGGAGATAACGACATTGACGATTTAATTGGATATTTAATTTTATTAAAGGTAGCAAAGGAAAAAAATGACTGATTCTGTAGCCCTTCGAAATCCTGATCCAATCTACCAACATGAGTTTTTGTACGTTGGCGACGAGTCGTTTTGCCAAACTGAGAGAAAACTGATAGGCCTTGGCAATCGGCGCTTTGGACAAGATAAACTGACTGCTCCAGATCTAAGAATTAACTCTGATGGATTTAGGTCTGATGAATTTAAAAAAAATCATGATAAAAAGCATATATTGTTTTCTGGATGCTCAGTTACATATGGGATAGGCCTTTTAGAAAATGAAATTTGGGCTAAAAAATTATACAATAGATTAAACATAAAAAATGATCTTTCTGGATTTTTTAATTTAGGAATGCCAGGAACTAGTATTTTTGATATTATTGCTAACATTTTTAGATATATTCATAATTTTAATAAGCCAGACACAATTTTTATTGCTATACCAAACTATCAACGTAGATATGTTTCTAATCCAAAGACATCTAATATAAAAGACGAAATTGCTAATCAAAAGAACAAGATTTTTCATGGTGTATATAAAGATAATACAAGAGATGAGTTTTCTGATACTCTTCATATCTACGCATATCACTATTTAATGTTTTTAGAAATGTTTTGTAAATCAAATAATATTAATTTATTTTATTTTTGCTACAAGCCTGATTACGTAAAAATGGAACTTGATAGACTTTTTGAAATAGATATAGAAGATTTTAAAAATAAGTTGACACAATTTTCTATAGATAACCCTAGCAATAAATATGCCTTATATGCCAGAGATAACTCTCATTTTGGAGAGGCCTATCACAGTTATTGGGCAGATTTTTGTTATAAAATAAGTCAAGAGGAGAATTAAAAATGTCACAAGAACAAGAAATAGTAAAACATTTAGACCAGGTCAATCAGGTAGTTGAAGAATATTTAAAAGGAAGCGATCCAACAAAGATATCTAAAGATTTAGATATTCCTAGGACTCGTGTTGTCGCATTAATTAATGAGTGGAAAGTTATGGCTTCTGCTAACGATGCAATTCGTGCCCGTGCTAAAGAAGCAATGGCGTCAATGGATGCTCATTATGGTAAGTTGATTACAAAAGCATATGAGGTTATTGATGAGGCTAGCCTAACAAATAATCTTTCAGCAAAAACTCAAGCAATTAAGTTAGTAGTAGATATTGAAAAATCTAGGATTGAGATGTTACAAAAAGCAGGCTTATTAGAAAATAAAGAATTGGCTGAAGAAATAGTTGAAATAGAAAAAAGACAAGAAATTCTTGTTGAAATATTAAGAGACATCGCAAGTGAACATCCAGAGGTAAGAGATAAAATTATGAGAAGGCTATCCGACATCGCCAAAGAGAACGAGGTGATTACAATTGTCCAAGACGTTTAATGACTTTCTTGATGTTTTAACAGATAATGTTTTTGAAGAAAATCCGGTAGATGTAAAAACATTTGTTGAGTCCTCAAACTATCTTGGTCAACCTTCGCTGTCAGAAATACAATATAATATTGTAGAGGCCATGAGTCAAATTTATTACAAAAAAGATCTTGAAGATTTGATGGGTACAAATAATGGAAGTGCTTATTATGATAAATATACAAAAAATGAAATCATTTTGCAACTTGGTAAAGGTAGCGGTAAAGACTTTACGTCTACAGTAGGATGTGCATATTTAGTTTATAAACTTTTATGCCTTAAAGATCCAGCAAAATATTTTGGCAAACCAAGTGGAGATGCCATAGACTTGATTAACGTTGCCATAAATGCCCAACAAGCAAAAAATGTTTTCTTTAAAGGTTTTAAAACAAAAATAGAATCCTCTCCGTGGTTTGCTGGAAAATTTTATGCTAAAGCGGACAGCATAGAGTTTAACAAAGCAATAACTGTTTACTCTGGGCACTCAGAAAGAGAATCACACGAAGGTTTAAACTTAATACTTGCCGTCCTTGATGAAATTTCTGGTTTTGCATCAGAGGTTGGCACCGCAAATGAACAAGGCAAAACTGCAGAAAATATTTATAAAGCATTTCGTGGATCAGTAGATTCTCGTTTTCCAGATTTAGGAAAAGTTGCACTTCTATCTTTTCCAAGATATGTTGGAGACTTTATTTCTAAAAGATATGAAGATGTAATTGCAGAAAAAGAAATTCTTGAAAAAAAACATACGTTTATAATTAATCCAGCATTACCAGAAGATAATTCAGACAACACTTTTGAAATAAATTGGGAAGAAGACCACATTAAATCATATAAATTTCCGGGAGTTTTAGCAATTAAAAGACCAACGTGGGAAGTAAACCCAACAAGAAAAATCGAAGACTTTAAGTTATCATTTTTTACAGATCCTGGAGATGCCTTAATGCGTTTTGCATGTAAGCCAACGTATTCATCTGATGCCTTTTTTAAACAAAGAGATAAACTGGAAAAATGTATGTCTTTAAGAAATCCAATAGATAATAATAAGAGGTTTGATTCTTCTTTTAAACCAGATCCAGAAAAGACTTATTACATTCATGCTGACCTTGCACAAAAACATGACAAGTGTGCTGTAGCAATCGCCCATGTTGATAAATGGGTAAATGTTCAAGTTTTAAAAGACTATGAACAAATTTCTCCAGTTGTTATTGTTGACGCTGTTGCCTGGTGGGAACCAAAAGTTGAGGGCCCAGTTAATCTTAGCGATGTAAAAAATTGGATTATTAATCTTAGAAGGCAAGGGTTTAATATTGGAATGGTTACATTCGATAGATGGCAATCTTTTGATATTCAACAAGAACTAAAGTCTGTTGGTATTAGAACTGATACTGTTTCTGTTGCTAAGAAACATTATGAAGATTTTGCTATGTTGATTTATGAAGAGAGAGTTGCTATGCCCTTAATCCCCCTTTTGTTAGAAGAAATGGGAGAACTTAAGATTATTAATGATAAGAAGGTGGATCACCCACGTAAAAAATCTAAAGACTTAGCAGACGCAGTTTGTGGTGCAGTATTTGGTGCCATAAGTTTTACGCCTAAAAATGTAAATCAAGAAATAGAGGTTCACACATTCAAAGATAGGCCAAGGCAAGTTGACGACCTACCTGAGAACGTGATACAATATAAACCTATCCCTGATGATGTAAAAGATTATCTAGATAGATTTAACTTATTATAATAAGAAATAGGAGAAAAATGAAAAATATCAAGAAAGTATCGCTAATCATCGCTGCAGCCCTGACTAGCACAATGCTCGTAACGCCAGCAGCGCAAGCAAACGCTGGAACTGTCACACTAACGGTGGCAGGATCTGCAGCAACAGGTGGAACAGTAGTAACAACTCCTGTATCACTACCAGTGCCAGCAGATAACAGTATTGAAGCAGCAGATGCACTAAAGATTGCTGTAACATCAGTAGACACAGGAACAGTAGTAACAGCAGTTGCAGTAAATGCAACTATTGTGCCTGCTCTTGCAGCAACTGGTTCAGCAGTAACAGCATCATCTGGAACATCAACGCTATCAATTGCAACAGGAACTGGAACATCAGCAGACTTTTATGTATATACTAAAAGTACAGCAGTAGGATCAGTCTCTATCACTCGTGCTGGAACTACAACAGTTTATTATGTTCAAGGTACCGCAGGTGCACTGAACTCAATTACACTAACCGCTCCTGCCTCAGCAGCAGCAGGTACATCACAAGTTCTTAAGGTATCTGGATACGATGTATTCGGAAATCTAAAAGGTGGAGCCACAATTAATACTTTGGTTTCAAGTTCTGGATCAGCATTAGCAACAGCATTAACAACTGACACAGCAACTGCAACTGTAGGAACAAAAGAGCAGACAGTAACAATTCCTGCAACTGGTTCAGTAACAGTAGTTGCGTATGCAACAGTAGCAACAGCCGTAACAGGCTTAGCAGCACCAGTCGGTTCTGTAAGCGCTACAATTGTAGTACGTGATGTTCTGTCAGAACTAGCAGCAAAGAATGCAGAATTAGCAGTTGCTAACTCAGCACTTGCAGCAGAACGTGCTGGACGTGCAGCCGATAAGGTAGCATCAGATTCAGCAACAGCAACTTTAAAGGCAGAAAACGAAACCTTAAAGAAGGCTATTGTAGATCTAAAAACAAAATTCAATGCTTTGGCTAAAAAGTGGAATGCAAAGTTCCCTAAGTTAAAGGTAAATTGGATTAAGTAATTAAATAAATTAAAGGGTTAGCCAAACGCTAGCCCTTTTTTTTATTGTTTGTTATCATTAATTAATTAATAAATGATATAATTGGCAATGTAGAGATACATTGGAGACCCACCCAATTGAATAATATAAAGCGTAAAATTTTTATTATATTCGGTTCTGCCTTATGCATAACCGTTTTTGCTTTTTTGGCACCCAACGAGGCTTATGCTGCAGATAATCAAGAGCAGGTTATTGTTAGCCCTGCTCAACAGGCAGTTAACACAGCCCTTGAGACGGCTACTACAGAGGTTCAACAGGCTATTACAGCCACGAACAATGCTCTAGTAGAGGTAACACAAGCACAAACCGAATATTCCCAAGCCCAAGGGGTCACGGCTGAGGTGGCATCAAAAATATCTTTGGCTAACACAGAAATAAATAATGTTCAAGTCGCTATTAATACTATTAGCGGTGTTGATTTATCTGTTACCCCAATAGATCAAAGTTCTCAGGTAGTTCAAGATGCAAAGGCTACAGTAACTGTTGCAACTACCGCCATAAATAATATAACAACACAAATAACAGAGGCTCAGACAGCAATATCTGAAGTAGTCACTGCAAAAACAGAAGCCTCTACAGCACAGGCAACTGCTCAAACCGAATTAACTCAAGCAAACCTTGCTATTGATGCTGCCCAAACAGCAGTCAACAATTTACAAGCCACTATTGGAACTAGCACAAATGTTTTGGCTGGAGTAGATGATGCTGGGGTTCAAATGAATCTTCCGTTCGGAATGCAAATGGGTGGAACTGTTTATAATAACGTTTATGTTGGGTCTAATGCAACAATAACATTTGGTGTAAATGAGGGTGGCGTATACCATACAACTCCAAGTGCCCCATCCGTATCTATAGCGGGATGGGACTGGACTACTTGGAGCACAGGAACAGGTATTACCTATGCAACAACTGGTACAAGTTTAGATATTGCTTGGGACCTTCGTCCATACCCACAACAAGATGCCTCTACGCAAATGGTTCAAGTAAGATTTAATGCTGATGTAAATCCAAATAATGGTGCATGGATGGCAAATGTAACTGCTAATGGACCAATACCAGATCAAGCGAGATTTAATGTTAGAGAAACAACTAACGGTGCACTCATTCCAATTACAGATACTAATGTTGGAGCA